AGTATTTGCTCCTTAGCGCCGGTCGCAAGCGTGTGGTGAGTGGCATGGAGGTAAGAGCACTCCAGGAAGGGCTTTGTCCCTTCTTTTCTGTGCCGGATATTATCCGACTCGGGAAAGAGGGTGCAAATCCTCTATGTGCGCCGACCGGATCGGCGCGCAGCATATTGCGATGCCGTAGGACGCCCGGTTAAAGATGCGTTCGGCGCGTAGGCTCCCGCGTCTTTCAAATGGTGAGCCGACCGTCGCCGCGGGGTGCAGGGAGGGCCCCATTTGATGGCTGCGTGCGACGTTTTTCAGGCCATTGTTCCTCTAAGGGCGCGGAATGATGGCTTTTTCTTTTTGTATTATCCTCATTTTTCGGCCGCGCTGCGAGGTGTCTGCCTCACCTCCCTCCGCCGTGATCGGGACGGTGCAGCGTGGCCCCCGAACTATGGAGTTGATATAAATGCAAAAGGTCAAAGTGCCGGCGCCGGCTATTCAGCCGGAAAAATGCCGCAAGTGTATCTGGGGACGCTGGCAGGAAACGAAGCAATTTTGTTTCCTGGTCAGTTGCATTAAAGGTGACGGCCGTACTCAGACCATTATTACCAGCGCGACAAAATATGCAAATGAACGAGAAGTGCTCTAACGAATCCGGAATTCGTAATTTATTTTGAGATAATACGATCCATTGATCTTCACAGCTGCCTCTGTCTGCAACTGGATGGGACCGCCATAGTACGCGATTTTATCGTCTTGCCAGATGTCGACGGGGGTTTTGTTATGGATGGCGGCAGCGATTTTTTCCGGAGAGTCCAGTAGGTATCCTGATTTGAACAATAATTTCCACCTCCAATCGTATATTTCGACAATATGGAAGGAAGTCCCTTCTCTGCGTCGAATTTATGAAAGAAAAGGAGGATGAAGTTATGGCAACAAAGCTTAAAAATTTTTATGCATACCAAATCGATCTTCATTACTTATCTGGAAATCCTCAAGTGGATACCATTAAATGGGACGAAGCAGTTGTTTCCGATATACTGTCACACATCAATGGTCTGTCAGATCAAGCCAAAACCCAAAGATTCCATGACTCCTGGTTAATATATTTGGATCATTTTTCGGAAGAACTTGATTATTTATTTGGCAGGTTTGCATATGCTGAATATGGAACTTCCGGTGAGTTGATTCATGCCGATAATTTAACTCGGCGTCCAAATCCAAAAGCGTTAAGAGAAGGGGAAACTCTCTTTACATACTTCCTAATTCGAAAAACAGACGGACTAATGCTGCTTCAATCGCATTTAAAATTGAATAGACCAAGAGTTGAAGATTACCTTGAAAATTTCGGGGCACCGATTATTACAAGAAATCAACTAACGTATCTGCAAATTTGTACACTATTGGATAACTCTTTTTTTGAAAATATTCAGGCATTAAATACAGTGAGCCGAATAATGATTGAGGTTACGAATTCTCAACCCGCCGCTGACGAAAATGAAGCGGTTCGGGTTTTACAAAATGAGGCCACCATTGCAGAAGCTACGACTGTAAAGTTAGATTTTTCAGCCAGATATAGACGAACGGGATTAGCAGGGGCGGTTTCGTTCGTTAGAAGATACAAGGATAAACCTGGGGTTACAAAGATCGTTGTTAAAGGAAAACTAGCAGGAGCTGAAAAAGTAATTAAGATGGAAGAGTCTCAAGAAAAATACAAAAGACGTGTCGAGGTTGATGGAACTGGTCAACCTACTCTTCGTTCTGCTGAAATGGTATTGTGGGAAATCGCTCGATTAAGGGCACCATTAAGGAGAGAAGAGGGATGAACAGGATAAAGGCTTTTTATAAAGCGAATAACTTTCCTTGGGTTACTTTTAAAAGATATTGGAAAAACGCATCAGTGTCTGAATTGTTAATGGATGTATTGGTTCCCGTCGTAGTTTCCTTTGTTCTACTTTATTTTACCTCGATTTCTGTAAGTAAATTAACCATATTAATTGAAAAGTTTCAACAGGTGAGCGGACAAGTAATTGCAGCTATTTCAATACTAGCGGGTTTTAATATCGCCAGTATAACAATACTCGCAACTATTACAGGCGGGCCGACAGGGGTCCTCCGAAGAAGACGTAATGCTGACGGATCAATGAACCTTTATGAGACACTGATATGTTTTTTCACGTGGGCGGTTATTATTCAACTAATAGTTGTTCTCTTAAGTATTATTTTGTACTATGTGGGCTTCTTCATACCATCAAGAATTAGTAAATGGTCTATACCTTGGTGGGCTTGGGGTCTTGCAGAACTATGGCTAACAATTACTATTCATTCTATATTCCTTTCATTAAGAAATATGAAAACACTTTACTTATACGTTACGTACAAAGAGCCTGATCCCTCAAATTCAACACATAATTAATTTGGATTAAATAACCTAAGCACCTTCGGGTGCTTTTTTATTTTATCTGCGAGGTGGTGAGTGATGAACTTCGTCCAGCCGATCCGGGACACACGAAAGCTTCAGGCGATCAAAGATTACCTGAAGATGAAAAATGAGCGTGACTATGTGCTGCTCATGGTCGGGATCAACACTGGCCTTCGGATTTCAGACATCCTTCCGCTGCGGGTCATCGATGTTAAAGGGACCCACATCGGCATCCGTGAGAAAAAGACTGGCAAGTATAAAATGGTCAAAATCAACCGAGCACTTCGCGAAGCGCTGGACCATTACATTCAAGGCAAGGCCGACTATGAATATTTATTCCGGTCTCGGAATAAGAAACGCAAAACCGGCCGAATTGACGAGCCGATCACGGCCAGCATGGCTTACAAAATGTTGAGCAGCGTGGCGCGGCGGTTTGGTCTTAAGGAGATCGGCACGCACTCGATGAGAAAAACGTTCGGGTATCATTTTTATCAGCGCGAAAAGGACATTTCGTTACTAATGGAACTGTTCAATCACAGCGAAGAATCGATCACTTTGCGGTATTTGGGCATCAAACAGGACACCCTGGACGATGCTTTGGACCGTCATTCGCTATGATGAATTCTCTTCAATCGGGTATACAAGGAAATCATTTTCGGCCGAAACAAAAGAAGCTTTGAACGGACAATGAAAAGACCGAAAAAATGAATTCCATACAATATAGAGAATAGAGAATCTAAAAGTTATTTACTGGGATAATTAACATATTGAAGCATGGAACAGATTTGAAACTCGCAAAAATCGAATGGTAACGCTGCGGCACTAAATGGCCCGGAGCGTTCTTTCAAACTCAAAGGCCAAATATTGTTGAATATTTGACGATGAATTATGATTGGATTTGGAGGGAGATATAATGGATATTTCTTTTGACATTGGTGGATTTGTCGGAAGCATTCTAGGCGTTATAGGAGCATTCGGTGTTACTGTATATACAATCAATAAACAAAGAAAAATGGATCAGCCTAAAGCGTTGAAGTCCGCATTTTTATGTGTGTCTGCGATAAAACAAATTATCGAGGAAACAATTTTTAAACTTGAATATGAGGCTGATCTTCCTTCCAAGGTGATTTATTTAATTGTTCAGTGTCGAGGAAAACTTGAGGAAAAATTACCTGATGCGATTGAAATTGATGATAAAATTGTAAAGTTGATCGATTCTGTTGGAGTCGATTTGTTTGAAACTTATAGGAAGTTTGCTAAAGTTGAAAAACAACCAGAAAAGCTCGCCGAACTTATAAACGAGCTACGACTGGTTTTAACACGAAATTCGGAAATCTGCGAATCTATGATGGACGGAATACGCAAAGGACGCCTTAACTGAGGTGTCCTTTTTGTATGGAGGTGGGGTGGATGTAGTGGCAAGACAACGCAGCACCAACCGCACCAAGGCGCTGAAGATGTGGCTGAAAAGCGGCCGGCAGATGAAACTTAAGGACATCGCTGCCGAGCTTGGCGTTTCAGACGTCCTGATCCGCAAGTGGAAGTTCCTCGATAAGTGGGACGAGATTCCAGACAAGCGGCCGCGCGGCGCGCCGAAGGGAAACAAGAACGCGGTCGGAAATAGGGGCGGTGGTGCGCCGAAAGGGAATCAGAATGCACTAAAGCACGGCCTTTTCTCCAAGTTCCTTCCGGACAATCCGGAGTTTCGAGAGCTGCTCGGCATGGTGGCGGAAATGGACCCGCTGGACATGCTGTGGCACGCGGTGGAAATCGCCTTTGCGAAGCTGATCTGGGCGCAGCGGGTGATGTTTGTCACCGGCAAGGACGAGATGATCAAGGAGCTGAAAAAGAAGAAAGTCACATCATTTGGCGGCGAAGATGGCGGTTATACCGATGAGACGGAGTGGGAATTCCAGTTCGCTTGGGACCGACAAGCGACCGACATCAAGGCTTATGCCGCAATCGCCAAGGAATTCCGCGCGGCTGTCAAACAGTTCCTTGCGGCGGCGCCTGAAAACGACGAGCGCCGGGCCAAACTGGAGCTTATGCAGGCTCAGGTTGAAAAGATCAAAGCTGAAGCCGAAGCGCATAAAGGCGGCGGAAAGAATCCGGAAGCCGAAAATTGGGTAGATGCCCTGAAACAAGCTGCCGAACGCCGCCGAGCCAAGGTGAACAAACATGAGTAAGCCATTCAACGTTGTTGCAACCCTTGTCGACCTGATCGATCTCTATTGGGACGATCCTGTCGCTTTTGCCGAGGATATGCTCGACTTCGATCCTGACGACTGGCAGCGCAAAGCGATGATGGACATAGCGGTTAATCCGCGGGTCAGTATTCGCTCGGGGCAGGGCGTTGGCAAGACAGCGTTCGAGGCGGCGGTCGTGATATGGTTCCTATGCTGCCGTCCAAACCCAAAAGTGATCTGTACGGCGCCGACGCGCCAGCAGCTACATGATGTTCTTTGGGCTGAGATAGCAAAATGGCTTGAACGCTCCAAAGTCAAGAACCTGCTCAAATGGACGAAAACGAAAATTTACATGATCGGCCATGAGGAGCGCTGGTTTGCGACGGCTCGCACGGCGACGAAGCCCGAGAATATGCAGGGTTTCCATGAGGACTATATGCTGTTTGTCGTGGATGAAGCCTCTGGCGTCGCCGACCCGATCATGGAAGCCATTCTTGGTACACTTTCTGGCGAGGAAAACAAATTGCTGATGTGCGGAAACCCCACTCGGACGAGCGGGGTTTTTTATGATTCACACAACCGCGACCGCAACCGGTTTAAGACGCACAAAGTTGACAGCCGAGACAGCAAACGCACAAGCCGAGAAAACATTCAAATGTTGATCGACAAGTACGGCGCAGAAAGCGACGTCGTCCGTGTGCGGGTATACGGCGAGTTTCCAAAAGCGGAGGCCGACGCTTTTATTGCTTTGGAGTTGGCCGAGCTGGCCGCTGGCACAACGGTGCAGCCAAAAGGCGATATTCTCCATCTTGGTGTTGACGTTGCACGCTTCGGTGATGACGAGACGGTCATTGCACCGCGGATTGGAATGAAGGTGTTCGACCTTCACTGTTACAACAAACAGGACACGATGGTGACGACCGGTTGGGTGATTGCGGTAGGCAAAGAAATGCTGAATCGGTTTCCTCAGCTTCGAAGCGTTGAAATCAAAGTGGACGACAGCGGCGTGGGCGGTGCGGTTACGGACCGGCTAAACGAGGTCATACGCGAAGATGGGCTCTATAATTGGCGCGTGGTGCCGGTCAATAACGGAAGTCGGCCGACCAGTGATGAGGAGGAGCATTATGAAAACCGTGGGACTGAAGCATGGGCCGCGGTACGAGATATTCTGCAGGAAAGCTTTTCGAAGCACCTACAGGGAGGGGCGGCCAGCGTCGAATTGCCGAACGACGAGCGATTGATCACCCAGCTTACCCAGCGCAAATTCCGCATGACGAGCAAAGGTAAGATTGCGCTCGAGCGCAAAGAAGACATGAAGAAACGAGGGCTTGATTCGCCGGACCGGGCAGACGCCGTCGTGCTGTCCTTTGTGACTGAGCCTGCAATGCAATACACCAGCCAGCGCCCTGCAGGCTGGTAAGAAAGGAGAGATACGCTTGACCATCGTCTACACCAAACAACGTTTCCCGCCGCCTCCATTCGATCAGGAAGTGGCGCTGATGCAATATTACCGTGCCCTGTACGAAGGCGATCACGCCGAGATTTTCCCGCGCGCGGGCAAGGTGTCGAAGGACATTGTGTTCGTCAATAAGCGTGTCGGCGTTAAGACGTGGAAACTGGAAAAGCAGGTTGTCGACGTCAATCGCTTGTACGTAGTCGTCAACTTTTGCAGCCTCGTCGCCGAAATCCCGGCCGACCTTATTAACCGGGCGCTTGGCAACATTTCGGCAGACGCCGAGGAAGGCCCGGAGCTCGAGTTTGTCTTCAATGTCGTCGCGGCGTCCAAGCCGAACGAGAAAATATGGGCCGCCGTCACGCAGCACCAGGTGGACGGCCTGATCGCTTACCGGGTGCGCCGCGATGCTAAGGGCAAGGTATGGTTCGAGTGGATGCTTGGCGATCGATACTTCCCACATGAGGACGGCAGGGGCGCGGACATCGCGTGGATTGAGACGTGGATGAATAAAAACGGGCAGTCCGAATCGTACCTTCGCGTCGAGCGGCAGCAGTTGGTCGATGACGGCCTGTCGGTTCAGCAGTTCGTTTACAAGATGGAAGATAACACGGTCGGGGACGAGGTTGACAAGGCCGCATATGCCGAACGATTCAGCGTCGAGATTCCCGACGACGTGCTGCTGCCCGGCGTGACCGAACTTCTTTGCGGCACCATTACCAACGACGAAACGCTGCTGCATCCGCGCGGACGATCGGCTTTGCGGAACATCGACGGCATCCAGGAGGAAATCAACTGGACGATCACGCGGGATTCGATTGTCTTCGAAAAGCACGGCAAGCCGAAACTGGCGATCCCGAAAATGCTATGGGAAACTGTTGCGCAAAACAACCTGCGTGATTACGGCTCCCGCTTTGTCCGAAACGCCGACCTCGAGGTTGTAAGCTATGACGAAAACAAGGGAGCAATTCCTCAGTACATCACCTGGGACGCCAAGACGCAGCAGAGCTTCGACCATGTCACGAGGCTCATCAAGTACATGCTGGCGATCAGCAAGACTTCGCCGCAGGCGGCCGGGCTCGAAGATGGCAGGGGCGACTCCGGAGTCGCGCTCCTTTACCTCTGGATTCAAAGCGTCATCAAGGCAGAGGCGATCAAGGACAAGTTCGATGCCGGGATCAAGGACGCCATTCGCAAATGCATCATCCTCGAAAACGCGATCGGCGGCACGCAGTACGAGGTTAAGGCACCAGTCATCGAATGGGGCGACATGCTGCCGAAGGCGGACAGCGAGAAGGACACCGAAGAGATCGCGAAATACGATGGCGGCGTGCAGTCGCTTGAAACGACCGTCCGTAGGATGCATCCGGACTGGTCGGAAGAAGCGATCGAGGCGGAAATCCAGAAAATCCAGGACGAGAAGGCGGCGGATACGCTCAACCCGACCTATACGCAGCCGCCGCGGGTGATGGTGTGAGATGGCGACGGCTGAACAAGTTATCGCGCTGTATGCGCGGGCAGACGAACGGCTGCGGGCGTTGGTTCAATCGCTCGAAGAAGGCAGCGTAAGCCGTCGGCGGAAAGAGGAGTTGCTGCGGCAGATCGAAGCGATCATTGCCGAATTGACCGGACAGGCCGGCCAGCAGATGGCATCCTTGATCGGCGACGAATACCGCTCCGGGGCCGCGGCGGCCGTTGAGCAGATGGTTACCGCGGGGCTCGCGGCCGAATCCATCGACGATACGCTTAAGCCGCTGATTCACCAGCGCGCTGCGCAGGCGATCATGGACGAGGCGTTTTATTCTATCCTTGAAGCGTCTGACCACATGAGCGCGGATGCGAAGCGCCGCATTGAGGATGCGTCCCGAATCGCAAACGAGCGGTCACTCCTGGAAGGCGTTAGCCGTCGGCAGGCGACCCGGGACGCTGTCGCTCAACTCAACCAGCAGGGCATTACCGGCATGATCGCCAAAAACGGGGCGCGGATCCCGGCGGATAAGTACATGGCCGGCGTCGTCCATTACCACCAGCGTAAAGCCCATGTTACCGGCGCTGAGAACATGATCGTGCAGAATGGCATTGACCTGGTCTACATCAACTATGTCGGCATCACCTGCGAATTGTGCGCCAAGTATCAGGGCCGAGTGTACAGCATCAGCGGGCGCGACCCGCGGTTCCCGAAACTGGAGGTCCGGCCGCCGTACCATTCCCATTGCGTGCATTCGCTGAGCGCATGGATTGAGGAATATACGCCGGCGGGCGAGGTTGAACGGATGATCCAGCAGTCGAACCGGCCGTTCGTCGACAACCGGACGGAGGCGAACATCCGTCGGTACGAGCGCATCCAGCGGGAAAAGTCGCGCAAGAACGAGACGCGCAAGCAGTGGATCAGGTACAAGGCTGTGCTGCCTAACGATACGCCGAGTCTCAAGCAATTTGCCAGCATGAAGGCGCGGAACACGAGCGGATACCGCGAGTTGGTGGAGGATTACCGGCGGGCCATGATCGAGATTCGAAAGGAGGTTGAAGCGTGAAAGCTGTTACCCTGACCGAAGATGAACTCCGCATGAAGTGCTATGAATGGCAAGCGATCTTGCGGCTTCAGGATTGGGATGTCATCATCTCTATCGATCGTGCCAGAGATATGATACCTGATGTACTCGGTCAATGTGAATGGACTTTGCCGACGAAACAGGCGCGCATTCGCATCCTCGATCCGGTCGACCACCCGCCGGATCTGAAATGGCCGCAGGACATGGAGCAGACGCTTGTGCATGAGCTGCTGCACTTGCACTTCGCCCCATTCAACAAGTTTGAGGCAGACAGTCTCGAATATGTCACGATGGAGCAGGCGATCGATTTGATCGCCGGCGCGCTGGTAAGGTTGAAACGGGGCGCAATTGAATTTCGAGAAAAAAGGGAATGAGTCGCTCATTGAGCGGCTTTTTCTTTTGTCCAAACCGGTGCATGACGTTAAACTGCTGGCCGAGGACAGTCCACCCGGACTTTAAACAGGAGGTCATTATGTTTGAAACGATCGCAAGACCCTATACGCTCCGCATGAATCTGCAGCTGTTCGCCGGTGACGGGGGCGGCTCCGGAGGGTCCGGTGGTTCCGGCGGCGGCGAAGGCGGAGAGGGGGGCAATGGCGGGGGCGCTGGCGGCGGAGACGAGAAGAAGTTTACCCAGGCCGAGCTTGACGCAGCCATTCAGTCGCGCCTCTCGCGGGCCGAGAAGGCCGCGCAGAAGGCGTTGGCGAAGGAGTTGGGTTACGACTCGGTCGAAGCGCTCCAAGCGGCGCTGAAAAAGCCAGAAGGCGGCTCTAAGGGCAAAGAAGGCGATGACAAAAAGACCGAGCCGGTCGACATCGAAAAACTGCTGGACGAGCGCCTGAAAGAACGTGAGAAGGAGCAGAACGAAAAGACGTTCAAGCGCCTGCTCACCGCCGAGGTAAAGGTTTTGGCGAATGAACTCGGGTTCGCCGACTGGGAGGATGCGCTCAAACTCGCCGACCTGTCGAAGTGCAAGGAGAACGACAAAGGCGAGATTGAGGGCGTGAAAGAATCGCTGGAAGACCTGGCGAAGAAAAAGCCGCACTTGCTCAAGCAGAAGCCGGGCGGCGGAAAATTCGGCGCCGATGTCCGCAACTCCCCGGACGAGAAGAAGAAGGCAAATGAACGGTTGATCGAACTCGCAAAGAACCGCGGTGTCGTCGCCAAAGTCGAAAACGACCCGTGGGCAAGAAAATAACGGAGGTGCATGAAGGATGCGACTGCAAACGAAAAGTCTGTTCGAAGTCCAAGACGACTATGAGATTCTGGCTTCCCTCGAAGTGATCCGCGAAGTGACAAACGGCATCACGATCGATTCTTCGGCCATTACGGCCGATAGCAACGGTGACAAGATCATCAAGAAGGGCATGCCGATGGCAAAACTGACCGCAAGCGGCAAGTATGTGCCGTACAACCCGGCCGGCAATGACGGCAGCGAAAACCCGTCGGTCATCTTGAAGCGTACTGTCAACGTCAAGGACGGCGACCATGTTGTCGGTGCCTACGAGGTGGCTAAAGTGATCGCGGCCCGGATTCCGGTCACCGTGGACGACACGCTGCGTCAGAAGATGCCGCATATCGTCTTTGCCTGATTCTCAAAAAGAAAGGACTGATTACGAGAATGAGCAAATTCTTGCTTAAAATGAACCTGCAGACGTTTGCAGAGACGCCGGAAATCTCTCAACTCGAAGAAGCGCTGTCGGGCGAAGAACTGCTTGTCTACGCCCGTAATCTCTCGATCCCGAACGACTATTGGCATGAAATCTTTTTCCCGCCGGAGCAGACGGAAGAACTGACGGTGGACGTCATCAAGTCGATGAGCCGGCTTCCGGTTATGGCTCAAATCGCCGAGCTCGGCACGGAGACGCGGTATGGTTCGCGTGAAGGCGTCAGCGGTCAGCGCGTGGAAATCCCGAAAATCCAGCGCGGCCGCTGGATGGACGAAAAACTGATCCGCTTGCTCCTGATCGCATCGCAAAATACGGGCCTGCGCCGGCAGGAAGTCGCGCAAATCGTTCGGGAACAATTGAACGATGCACAATACTGCGTGGATGCAATCCGCGCCCGCAAGGAATGGGTTGCTATGCAGGCTGTTACACTTGGTGCGGTCAATTACGTCGAAGGCGACGTTCGTGTCCAAGTAGACTGGGGTTACACGCCGGAACAAAAACCAGTTCTGACCGGGACGGACCGCTGGAGCGATACGGAGAACTCCAAACCGCTTCAAGACATCCAAAACTGGTGGAATTACCAGGCTGACCGTGGCGTACGTCTGACGCGCGCGTTCACGAGCCGTCAGGTGCTTTCATACCTGCTGCAAAACCTGTCACTGCGTCGGCACTACTTCGGTAATCCGAGCGGTAATGCTGAACCTCCGCAACTCAATCAAGCGCAGCTTGACGCTGTGTTTGATTCCCTTGGACTGCCGAGAATCGCCACCTACGACACGCAGGCCCGCGTCGAGCTGGATGCGCTGTCGAATGGCAAACTCCAATTCCAAACGGTTCGCATGGCGCCGCAGGATCGGTTCGTGATGCTGCCGGACGGCCCGCTCGGCAACTACCTGTGGGCGACGTCCACGGAGGAACTGGTCGACGGCATCGAAGTCGAGCAGACCGGCGACATGGGCATCTACGTGTTCCGCGATCTCGTGTCGAAGCATCCGCTGCGGATCCGCACGGTCGGCGTCAACCTCGCATTCCCGGTCTTCCCGTATGCCGATTCCGTCATTTCGGCAACGGTCATTTAATCGGAGCGCCTTCGGGCGCTCTTTCTTTTTGAAAGGGTGATGAGCATGAGCGTGAAGGTTAAAGTTACTGGCGTCGTCAAATATGCCGGCCGGTGGCGGTATCCTGGCGACATCCTCGAAGACGTGCGCGACGAGATCGCAAAGCAAATGGTCGATCAGGACGTGGGCGAGATCATCAAAAAATTTCCTGAAGAGATCGTCGCAGAGGAAGAAGCCAAACGCAAAGCGGAGGCGGCGGCCAAGGAAGCAGAGAAGCAACTCAAGGCGCTGCGTAAGAAGGCCGCAGAACTTGGCATTGAGGGAGCCGCGGAGAAGGATGCCGAAGCGCTTGCCGCTGAAATTGCTGCTGCTGAGCAAAAGTAGGTGACCGGCCATGGACCGCCAAGAAGTAGCGGACTGGATCGCGGCCAACCTGCTCGATACCGATGCCTGGGACCGGGCGAGCGAGCAAAAGCAGGCTGTCGCCGTCGTGCAGGCCGAGCGAAACCTTGCCCGCTGGTACCCGGACAAAGCGCCGTTTCCGGTCGAAATCGTCGCCTATCAGGCCGTCTGGGAGCTTCAGGGCGTCGATCCAGCCTTGAAGTATCAGAAGCACAACGTCAAGACGATTTCGGACAATGGTGAGTCGGTCACGTACAAAGACGGAGAGCGGTCTGCTGTCGCTCCTGATGTGCGGGACATGCTCGGGCCTACCACTGACGAGTTGGCCGAACAAGAGGCCGAGGAAGCCGCACAGCGGCAGTATGGCGGGGG